TCATCAGAACACCATTCGCCAGGGGTTGCATTTTCTGCCGCCATTCGCAGTGCCTGGTAATTAATGTTGCTCACTGGTTTCCTCCTGGCAAAGCTGGGCGACAATATCGCGATATTTATTCAGCTCCCGCAGCGCGGCGCAGACTCGCTCCCACTTCTGGACATGACTTTTCGCCCGACGCAGTTCGCGGTTTGCCATATGCAGCGATGGTAAAATCAGGTCATCCGCTCGCGTTTCGGTGAACGATGGCAGCGACTGCACAATATCCGCCACCGTTTCTGTTTTAATATCTTCCTGTGTTGCAGCTTCCTGTACTGGTAACGCAACACCTGCTGGCTGAGGAAAGGCTTTACCATCATTTTCCGTTACCGATGCTGCTTTCGGCTCTGCTGGTAAATTACCGCCCGGCATGCAGTAACGAAATTTACCGTTCTGATTAACGCGAATCAGACGACCTTTGCTGATTGCCATTGCCAGCGTTGAAGCCACTTTGCGGGATGTTGTACCGAACAGCGTAGCCAGTTCATCCGCCGTTTGTGGTCCACGTTGTTCAATCGTCGCGGTTAAATCGCACTCTGAGATTTTCGCTACTGTCGCCGTGGAGGTTTCTTCCGGCTGTTCTTCTGGCGCTGGCTGTTCCTGCTGAACGTTGTTATCAGCCACACGCCAGGTGTATACGCTTTTATCAACGAAGCCAGCCTTTTTCAGTTCCCACAGCTCGTTCAGTACTTCTTCACGACTGATATCAAGTCGCGCAGCCAGCTCTACCGACGTAGCTTTTCCCATCGCTTTCAGTGCGTCAAAAACAGTCTCCATAAATTTCCTCCCGGTAAAAATTACTTCTCAACTCAAACAAACCCAGCCGCTTTCCGGCGTTCATATTCCTGTTTCAGTAACTCAATTGGCGTTGGCCCCGACGGGCGTTTGGGTGCCGCCAGTTGTCGCCGGACTGGCGGAACGCCCAGGCCGTTACTAACATGCTTTGCCCATTTCGTCAGCTGCCGTTCTGCAAGCCGTTTTAATTCCCCTTCGGTCATCTGGCGCTCAATCCCCTTTGAACGCATCTCGAGGCAAATGTGATACAGCACAGGCTGAGACCACGGGTACTTATCACTTCCGTCGTATCGCCAGGACTCATTGCGCCAGCGGCGGTACTCCTCCATCACAGCATCCACCGTCAGACCAAATGGATTTGCCCCACTCTCCGAAATCAGCGCCACAAACTCAGCCAGGTCCGGAGGCCATGTTTCACCCGCCCGGCAGCGGTCCATGCACTGGCGGCAGACCAGCCGGATTTGCTGCTCAGTCATCGCGCCAATCTGTGCAATCCAGAGCTTCGAAGGTGCGGCCCCGTTCTTCTGGGTCCAGCGGTTCGAATAAACCTCCCCCATGAGTTCCCACAGCTTCCACGCCGTTTCCGTCGCTGATAAATCCGTTTTCACGTTCCCACTGCTCACGTGCTGCCCGAATTTCCTGAACTGCCCGTGATGCGGTGCCACCTGGTGTTGCTGCATGGTTTACCCCCTTGCTGACTGGTTTAACCTGCGCCCTGACGTGATTTACGTGACGGGCGAATTTCTGCTCCCACTGAACCTGCGTGAACACTTTGCCCTCCGCTGCCCAGTAGTCCCGGAAGGCGGCAAGTTCAGCTGGTGTAAATTCCGGCTCCGGCAGAGCCACTCCCCACAGAGCTGCCCGCCGTCGAAAATCCGGCGACGGATGCCAGCCATCAGTCATCGGAAATTTCCCGATGGGTTCGCTCAGGCCTTCCAGGTAATCAGGTTCCGCTGCCTGCAACGGCACGCCATTCGACTCACTGGTCGGAGCACTCTCGCACACGCGCGCGTTATGTGTGGGGTTTAATTCTTTATCTGTATCTTTATCTGTCGTGACTCGTCGTGACATGTCGTGACATATGCGTGACTCGTCATGACCCCCCTCATTCTGTTTTCGTAATTTTTCCCTCTCGCGCTGCGCTCTCTTGCGCTCTGCCGGGGATTTCGCGGTTTGTGAAACGTTGCCATTGTCCTCTTTCAGTACCTGGCGTTTTTCCCATCCAGAGATTAAATCTCCATCAAGTACCCGCCCCTGCATTGCCTGTAAAATTGAATCAATTACTTCTTCCGTCACATCAAGCGCACTTGCTAAATCTTCCGTCGTGACATCAATGTGACCACGTAGTGACACGCCGTGACATGTCGTGACATTTCGTGACGCGCTCACCAGAAGGTGGATATACACAGCCATCACTGTTGCGATTGGCTGTCCTGACACCCTGGAAATTGTTCGCCACTTAGGATCATTTGGCATGTCATGCCATAATCTGAGCCAGGCGTTAGCCATACTCACCTCTTCTGATACCGAATCTTTTTATTCACGAATTGCCGGAAGCGATCCGGTATGAATATTGTCAGTCAATGCACAACCACAATATTTCCCGCCGGGCCACCACGATTCATCTGGTTGAAACCAGCGATCGCCACTGCGACAAAATCATCAGCGTCTCTCACCAGTCGTTCCCGCGTCTCCACCAGCTCCCGAAAATAGGCTGAACTGTGGCTGCGCATTCGGGCCACCAGCAGAGGCGGCATTGCTTTTTCGATAGCTGGTAACAACGCCTGAATTTTCTTAACCGCATCAGGGGTGTCTTTCTCCACCCAGCGGAAAATTTTCTGAGTATTGCGAGCCAGGGCTTCCGGATGCCTGTCGTCATATAGCTCCGGGAACGTCATACCCAGCTCAAAATAAGCCCGGGTTATTTCAGCTGCCGGAACTTTTTCACCGTCCGGATGCGCCCAGGCATTCATCGCCATGCGGATGTGTTCATGCTTGATTTTCATGAATCAACCCTATTTTTTTGGATCTGATAACTTCTTCTGGAATCCCACTAACTGGAGTAGGGTGCAAATCAGGCCGGAGATCATGCGGAGTAACAATCCATTCCCCAAGCTCACAAAGCCTAATAACCCTCTCACTAGGAACCCTGTTCCTGATAATCCAATTAAAAATGGATTGAGGCGATTTGAAACCAAACATGCGACTTACAGCAGAGGGAGAACCAATAGCCATAACTGCCTTTTCTGTAATGTTTTTGTATGTAGTGCTCATCGTTAGCTCCATTTCAAGAACGAGAGAATAATACTACATAAAGTAGAATTTGCAACTACACAAAATAGAAATGACGAATCAAGGCAACTGCTTTAATCTTCTACATATGGTAGAAAACGCACATAAACATCACGCATTCGCAACAAGACTTAAGTCAGAAATGGATAGAAAAAACAAATCCATCAAAGACTTAAGCTTATCTACGGGCGTCACATACGAAATGGCGCGGCGCTACACCCTAGGTACAGCTAAACCCCGCGACGAAAAACTCGAACGAATAGCAGAATTTCTGGGAGTTGAACCTGCATGGCTGGAATACGGTCAGCCAACAGAGAAAGGAATTGAACCAGCAGAAGATTCATTTGTAACACAAAGATCTGGTGCCAATAGCAATGGCGAATTTACTGAGTTAAGTGAAGATGAAAAGCGGCTGATACGAACGTTTCGGGAGTTTCCGCCAGTTGAAGCCAGGAATATGCTTCTGGCTTTTGAGATGAGACTCAAGAAACTTTACGATTTCTACGAGAAATACGCCAGCACCCCACCACCTTCTGAGTGACTTTATCTGTTAACAACCCCCGGCATTGCCGGGTTTTTTTTGCCTTAAAAAACAACTTTATGTAGACAAAAACACAATAAACTCTACTTTTAGTGTTGACACATCTACTTCAGGTAGTATCATTCAGTCATCAAAGCACAACGGTGCGACAGGTCTTAGTTCCGCCACCCCGGCGTTAAGGGGAAATGAGGTCAGCATGGATACTATCGATCTTGGCAACAACGAATCTCTGGTATACGGCGTGTTTCCCAACCAGGACGGCACATTCACCGCGATGACGTATACCAAAAGCAAAACGTTTAAAACCGAATCTGGCGCACGTCGCTGGCTGGAAAGAAATTCAGGTGAGTGATATGGATTTCGACACAATCATGGAAAAGGCTTACGAAGAATACTTCGAAGGCCTTGCCGAAGGCGAAGAAGCTCTCAGCTTCAGTGAGTTTAAACAGGCGCTTTCCAGTTCGGCAAAATCTATCGACTAACGGGGTTATAGATGGAATTTAAAGAGTTACCAAAAGAAATCAAGGTGATTGCAGCGCATGCACTTTGTCAACGTCTGTCCGAAGTTGAATTAGAATCTGCAACGAAGAAAGACATTGATAATATGGCTCGTAATGTGCGCGATGCGTTTACCGGATTGTATTTCTGTTCGTCTGTAAATAAACACGACTCAGAGAGTGTGGCAAAGAAAATTGCAGAAACGACAGCGCAAAACATCAATACGAAACCAATGAAAGAAGAAATTGATCAGTTTGCTCATGATGCTGGTTTAAAAAACAAGAAAGAAAAATCGCCATACGCGGGAAATATGTTTGTTTATGACAATCTCATCAGAATCCGTGGCAAGATTCCGGCTGAATACCTGACAAAAGTTCATCAGGCATTGCTTAAGAACCTGGAAACAGAAGTATTTGATGGCAACGCCAACGGATCCTTCAGAGTGTCAACTCTTGCGAAAGAATGGGATACAGAGAATAGCTGGAATGTTGCGACGTGGATGTTCAGTAACAGAGCTTCAGCCCTGGAAGCAGCAACATGTATTTGTGACCTGTTAAAAGCAGACCACAAATACAACCTTGATGTATACAGCTATATTTACGCTGAACACTATCCGCTCTGGATTGACTGGTAATTACAGGGCGGTGCCAGCAGGGCCACGACGACCAACACCACGATTGTAATCAATGATGCCATTATAAAGCACATTGTTTAATTTATCGTCAAATGCTGATTTCGTGAGCCTTAACTCTGAATGGTTTTTTAATAACCCTGATTGCCTGAGTTGATTAACCAGACATTCAATCTGTTTTTCAATAAGCGGATGTATTGGTCTGTTTGGCATTTTATCCTCCATTGAGGTTCTGGGTTAAAAATGGAGACCAACACGCTGCCACGTGTAGTCGTGCGCCGGACACGGATAAGAATCCGGCACTGACAGTTTACTGAAAGGATATATCCCTGAAAAGTCAGGGCATAACGCGAAAGCGCACGGCGAAGTTCTTCTGTCTGTACGGTGTCGTTAAATTTAATTCGACCGTGCGCTTCCGGTTGTGGCAATCCGCGAAATGGCGCGGCGGTAAGTATGGCGGGG